GGTATTTGATGACTGACGTGCCAAACGGCATGAAGCACTTCGAGCGTATCGCCTTGCAGAACTCAATGGATGGAGACTTCGACACCGGCAACGTTCGCTACAAGGCTCGTGAGCGTTATAGCTTCGGCTGGTCTGATCCCCTCGGCATGTGGGGTTCTGCAGGTTCGTCCTGATGAGTAAGGCATTGGCGGTGTGGTGAGTACACACAGATCGACAAGACTAGGATGCTGGGTTTGAATCCCAGACAATGCCACCAAAGGGCCCCCTAAAAAGGGCCCTTTTTATTTGTTGCATTCATTTTTCTTTTGTTGTATATTGCATTTAATCCGGGCTTTTCCGGTGCATCAAACTGTCCCGGCAGACGACATACCGAATGATGCACTTAACTTGTATGTAAGGAATACATCATGGGATTCGCAACACACCTTGGCCCTTGGCTATTGGGCACAACCAAAAACACAACTGGTACTACCGCTGCCACAACTCGCAATACAGGTTGCACCGTTGTTTCTCAGTCCGCTGACGTCGTATACGGCACACTGACTGGCAACGCAATTGCCGTTCCTGCTGGTTCACAAATTGTTGATGTTAAGGTTGTTACAACCACCGTTTTCAGCGCTGCAACTACTTGCAAGTTGAGCATTGGCGGTACAGATTTCACAACTACTGGCACAATCACTAGTGTTGGCAGCGTGGTTTTGGGTGCTAACGCAACTACCCCCGGCGGTTGGTTAAACGTTGGTGCAACAGACACCTTCATCACTTACACATTGGCTGGTACTTCTCTGACCACAGGCGCTGCAACTATTGTCATTACTTACGCTGTACGTAATTCTGACGGTGGCCAAGCTCCAACTGCCTTCCAGAACTAATCAACTCACGGGGCTTCGGCCCCTGTTTTAAGGGGATTGATTATGACAATGCAAACAGACGTTAAATCAACACACCTAAATGCGTCAGGTGTGATTTTTGCTGGGCGTGCTCGTGTCAAAGGCTATCAAATTGCTCCAAGCGGTACAGCTGGTCAAATTGATTTTTACGACAACGCATCCACAAATAGTGGCAACATTCTTATGTCCGTGGACACAACTACAAACACAGCCATCATCTCAACATTAATTCCCGCTGAGGGGGTTTTGTTTCAAAATGGTGTGTACGTAGTTCTGCCTGCAAGCACCAAAATTACGGTGTTTTATGGCTAAGAGTCCAGCATGGCAGAGAAAAGAGGGCAAGAACCCGAACGGTGGCTTGAATGCCAAGGGACGGGCATCCGCCAAAAAGCAAGGGATGAACTTAAAAGCTCCCCAGCCGGAAGGCGGCTCCCGGCGCGACTCTTTCTGTGCGAGGATGGAAGGGATGAAAAAGAAATTGACATCCGCCAAAACCGCCAAAGACCCAAACTCACGCATAAATAAAAGCCTTCGGGCTTGGAAGTGCTGAAATGACTGACCAAGACACAGCTAAAGTAATTGCCGATGGCGCCGCTGTTGCTACAACCGTTGGCGTTCTAGTCACATGGCTGCCACCTATTGCTTCTCTTTTCACCATTATTTATCTGGGCCTGCGTATTTGGGAAACAGAAACAGTGCGTGAATTGACAAATCGAAAGAAGGCTGACCATGCCATCGACGAGTAAAAAACAACACAACTTTATGGAAGCAATTGCGCATAACGCTGCATTTGCCAAGAAAGTTGGAGTTCCGCAGAGTGTAGGTAAAGACTTCTCGGCTGCGGACAAAGGTAAGAAGTTTAGCTCTGGGGGTCGTGCCGATCTTCAGAAAATCAACCAGCCAAAAACCGATCATGGAAAAATGGCTTTTTTTAAAGAAGGCGGAAAAATCATGGCTACAAAATCAAGCGCAATTACTAGCGCCAAAATGGGTTCAGTGCGTACAGCGGCTCCTAGCCGTGACGGTGTTGCTTCTAAAGGCAAGACCAAAGGCACAATGATCTCTATGAAGGGCAGCACTCCTTTGGGTATGAAAAAGGGTGGCATGACCAAGAAGATGGGCATGGGCGGCAAAGCCTGCTAAGGAGCAACATCATGGCAAAAATTATGGACGAAAAAACCACTATGCCCCGTCACTTGGTGGAAGACATGGAAGCACGTCACGGCGGTGATGGTTTTATGCACGAGCAGAAAAAAGTTGGCAGCTTGTACGGTAAAGGCCATGACCACAAGATGCACCACGAGCATGTAAAAACCATGTGCGGTGGCGGCATGTCTTACGGCAAGAAGAAGTAATCATGATGGCGAGTCGCGGTATGGGGGATATCGCCCCTTCTAAAATGCCCACGGGCAAGCGCAAGGCTCGCCGTGATGATACCGACTTTACGCAGTATAAAGATGGTGGACACGTTAATGCCGCAGGCAATTACACCAAGCCCAGTCTGCGTAAGCGGATTGTGTCGCAAGTAAAAGCCGCAGCAACGCAGGGCACCAAGGCTGGCCAGTGGTCAGCCCGTAAAAGCCAATTAGTTGCTAAAAAATATAAAGCTGCTGGCGGAGGTTACCGAGATTGAAAGCGCCTCAGCAATCACTCAAAGACTGGGGCGACCAGAAATGGCGCACTAAGTCTGGCAAACCGTCAAGCAAGACGGGTGAGCGATATTTGCCTGAAGCTGCAATCAAAAGTCTTAGCGCCAGTGAGTACGCGGCAACAACACGGGCAAAACGTGCTGGCAAAAAAGCCGGAAAACAATTCGTAGCGCAACCTAAAACTATTGCAAAGAAAACTGCGGGGTTCAGATAATGGCTGAAAAATGGATTCAAAAAGCAATCAAAAAGCCCGGAGCTTTGCGCTCTGCACTTGGTGCTAAAAAGGGTGAACCGATTCCTGCCAAGAAGCTGGCAGCGGCGGCTAAACAACCCGGCAAGATGGGTCAACGTGCTCGACTGGCGCAGACACTTAAAGGCATGAAATGACCACTTCAGGACTCTCCTCGTTTAATCTTGACCTCAACGACATGGTTGAGGAGGCTTTTGAACGGGCGGGTTCTGAACTTCGTACGGGTTATGACTTGCGCACGGCGCGTCGCTCATTGAATTTACTGTTTGCTGATTGGGCAAATCGCGGCATAAACATGTGGACGTTTGAGCAAAACACCATCACGTTGGTGCAGGGGCAGCCCACATATGCACTGCCGGATGACACAGTTGATTTGCTCGACCATGTAATTCGTACTAACGCAAACGTGGCCAGTAACCAAGCGGACTTGACGATCACACGTATTAGTGTTTCTACCTATGCAACGATCCCCAACAAGTTAATACAAGGGCGCCCCATTCAAGTCTGGATTCAACGCTTGACTGGTAACTCTAGCGTTTTGGCGGGTACTGTACAAACCACAATTTCTGCAACAGACACAACAATCCCAATCACTTCCTTGGCCGGTGTTCCAACTGCGGGTTTTGTCCAGATTGGCACGGAGCTGATCGGCTTTAACGAGACCACGCCAGCCAACGGTTCTACCCCTGCGTACTTGCTTAACTGCACACGCGGGCAAGATGGCACAACGGCGGCAACGCATGCGACTGGCTCGGCAATTACTTTGGTGCAAAAAAACAGCATCACTGTGTGGCCAACACCCAATGCGGGAACTACGTATCAGTTTGTTTACTGGCGTATGCGCCGTATTCAAGACGCTGGTGGCGGCACAAAAACCATGGATGTACCGTTTCGTTTTGTGCCTTGCTTGGCCGCCGGTCTGGCGTACTACATTGCGCTCAAAGTGCCTGAGGGTTTACAGCGTCTGGATGTGCTCAAGCAACAATACGACGAAGCTTGGGAACGCGCTGCAGGAGAAGATCAAGAGAAAGCCGCCGTACGGTTTGTGCCGCGTCAGCAGTTCATTGGAAGCGGCACGTAAATGGGCAATAGGTTTTCGTCCGGCAAGAATTCGATTGCGGAATGTGACCGCTGCGGATTTCGTTTTAAGCTGCACGAATTACGTAAAGAAATTATCAAAACCAAGAACTACAATCTCTTGGTTTGTAGGACATGTTGGGACCCTGACCAGCCGCAGTTGCAGTTGGGCATGTATCCAGTGGATGACCCGCAGGGTGTGCGCGATCCGCGTCCTGATTTGAGCTACTACCAGTCTGGTAACACAGGCTTGCAAATTGTTCTGACCAACAGTTCAGCGCAGAATGCAGCAGGTTTACCGTCTGAAGGTAGCAGGGTCTACCAGTGGGGCTGGAACCCTGTCGGTGGGGCAAGGTTTTTTGACGCTGCTTTAACGCCAAATTACTTGGCAATGGCAGCACAAGTTGGTACAGTAACAATACAGATAGGAGCTTAACATGGCTAAAAAGGAAATGGGCGAGTCACGCGCTGAAACAAAAAAAGAGATGGCTGAAGATAAAAAGCAAGACGTCTCTTTGATTAAGAAAGCTTTCAAGCAGCATGACAAGCAAGAGCACAAGGGCGGTAAGGGCACAACCCTGAAGCTTAAGGCGGGTGGACCCACAAGCATGGACCGTATGAAAATGGGCCGCAATTTATCTCGTGCCAATAACCAAAAACCCGGGAGCAAATAATGGCCAAAATTAACAACTTGCCAGCTTCGGCATACGCCAAGCCACACACAATGTCCGGCAAAGCCGTCAGCATTTCTGAAGATCCCGGCGGTGTTCCCAACAAGAAGTATTTGAAAGATGCTAACGTTTCTGTGGCCAACAGCCGCAGTAATGACTATCCCGGCACTAAAACATCTGGCATCAAAATTCGTGGCACTGGCGCTGCGACTAAAGGTGTCATGGCCCGTGGACCAATGGCCTGAACATGAACTATACGCAACTCAAAGCCGCAATCAGTGCTTACACTGAAAACACAGAACAGGATTTTATTAACGAGATCCCTGTGTTTGTGGCGCAGGCTGAGCAGCGTATTTACAACACGGTTCAGTTCCCATCAATTCGCAAAAATGTGACTGGCCAAACAACAACAAGTAACAAATACTTACAGTGCCCGACAGACTTTTTGGCGGTGTACTCTATGGCGATTGTTACAGATGTAACTGGCGGCGACATAAACACAGGCACTTACGAGTACCTGTTAAACAAAGATGTGAACTTTATTCGCCAAGCGTACACCTCACCAAATGATTCAGGCGTGCCTCGTTACTACGCCTTGTTTGGTCCCCGTTCAGATAATGCGGCAGAGTTGTCTTTTATCCTTGGGCCAACGCCTGACGCGCAGTACTTTGTTGAGCTGCATTATTACTATTACCCTGAATCTATTGTGACTGCAGGCACTACATGGCTTGGCGACAACTTTGACTCGGTATTGCTTTACGGTTCTTTGGTGGAAGCGTACACCTACATGAAGGGTGAGGCTGATATCATGGCCATATACAACACCAAGTATCAAGAAGCATTGATGCTGGCAAAACGTTTGGGCGATGGTATGGAGCGTCAAGACGCTTATCGTTCTGGCCAGTACCGTCAGAAAGTAGTGTGATATGTCAATTGCACAAACTACAACCACCAGCTTTCGAGTTGAGCTGCTTCAAGCAGTTCACAACTTTGGACCAACGTCGCCTAATACTTTTAAGATTGCTTTGTACACAGGCGCAGCCAACATTGGCCCAACAACCACTGCGTACACAACTAGTAATGAAGTAGTGGGTACAGGATATACAGCTGGCGGTAATACGCTAACAATCTCCACATACCCCACTTCTGGCAACAATACCAACTTTGTTCCTACTGCGTACATTTCATTTGCCAACACAAGTTGGACAAGCGCTTCATTTACATGTCGCGGTGCTTTGATCTACAACGCAACGCAAGGTAACAAGTCTGTAGCGGTGTTAGACTTTGGTTCAGATAAAACTGTATCTAACGACACGTTTCAAATAATTTTCCCCGTTTCTGATGCCAACAGCGCCATTGTGCGCATCTCTTAAGGACATACCATGACCACAGAAAAACTCACAGCAACTGACCATGTTTTTAGCGGTCTGACTGCCGGTACACAATCAGGCGAACAAGCCAAAGCCACAGGCGTTTATTACGTTGAGTGCCATGATAAAGATGGCAACTTGAAATGGTCTGCTGAGTCTAAGAACTTGGTGGTGAACGTCGGCCTGCAGTACATGGCTGGTACGGCTCTGACTTCAGTGACCCAGATTACCACTTGGTATATCGGCTTGTACGGCGCTGGTGCTTCCAATAACCCAGCTGCTGGCGACACCATGGCTTCTCATGCAGGTTGGACTGAGGTTGTGCCATACAGCAATGCAAATCGTGTTACTGCCACATTTGCAACAGCTACGACTGCCAATCCATCTGTAGTGACCAACTCAGCTTCCCCTGCTACTTTCAACATCAATGCAACTGCTACTGTTGGCGGTGCGTTCTTGACAAGTAATAACACTAAAAGTGGTACGACTGGAACATTGTTTTCCGCTGCGGACTTCTCATCGCCCGGCGACCGCTCTGTGGTTTCTGGCGACGTTTTGAGCGTAACTTACACATTCAGCTTAGCCGGTTGAGGTCTAAATGGCTGACGGCGGCTGGGGTTCTGGCACATGGGGTCAGGCTGGCTGGGGTGATTCAGTCATTGACCGGAGTGTTGCTGAAACTGCGACAGGGACGGATGCCGTCTCCTCAGCCGCTACGCTTAAGTCTAATGTCAGTGAAACCGGTACTGGGTCAGATGCAGTCAGTGCGTTAGCCACATTTGGCTCTGCGGTATCAGAAACAGCGACAGGCACAGATTCTGTAAGTTCTACACCGACATATGGTGTGTCAGTCAGTGAGAGTGGTACAGGCTCAGATGCTATAAGTTCTACGCCCACTTATGGGGTATCGGTTGCTGAAACAGGTACGGGTACAGACAGTGTTGCGGCAAGTTTGACTTTGAGCGTGGCCGTCAGCGAAACAGGTACGGGAACGGATGCAGTATCAAGCTTGGTTCAAGTTAATGCGGCGGTAAGTGAGACAGGTACAGGGACGGATGCGGTAAGTGCTAAAGCAACGTTTGGTTCTGTGGTAAGCGAAACTGGAACAGGAAGCGATGCAATAGATGCAACTCCAACATACGGAGTGTCTGTAAGCGAGAGCGCAACAGTATCGGATGCCAATGCAGCGTTTGCCAATTTCTTAAGCCGGATCACTGAAAGCGCAACTGGAACAGATACCACTGCAGGAGCTTTTACATTCTTAGCGTATATTGTTGAGAGTGTGACTGGAACGGATGCGGTAGCAAGCAATTTGTCTGTTCAGTCTTCTGTCAGCGAGTCGGCAAGTGTGGCTGATTCTATGGTGGCAAAGGTTACGTTCAGTGGTGTTATTGTTGAGACTGCGACAGGAAGTGATGTAGATTCAGCGCTGGCAAGGTTTACGGCTTCAGTTGTTGAGTTGGCAACGATATCGGATTTGGTTGTGGGGCGGCCTCTATGGGAAATTATTGATGACATACAGACCGCAAACTGGCAAAATATTAACAACGTGCAGTCTTCGGGCTGGACACAGATAAGTGATACTCAGGATGCTGGGTGGACACAGATCAACACGAATTAGGAGTATTGAATGCTGGTTTACAAGATCACCAACAACGTAAATGGTCACGGCTACATTGGGATTACCCAGTGCGCTTTGGCCAAGCGTTGGCGTGAACACTTGTGCGCAGCACGAACAGGCAGCGATAAACGTCTGTACAAAGCCATGCGTAAGTACGGGACAGACAACTTCAGTATCGCAGTAATCCGCGAAGCCACATCTTTTGAAGAACTCCAGCGCCTTGAGTGTGAGTTAGTCATTGAACACAATACCCATGCTAAGAATGGTCAAGGATATAACCTGACAGCAGGCGGTGAAGGCCGTGACAGGATGGATCAGTTGTTTGGTGAAGCTTTGTCATGCTCAGTACTTACAGAAGAAATTGTAGCGTTTGCCCGAGACCCACAACACTGGAACATTTCTAATGCAGATGTGTTGGCTTTGATTGCGGATAAGTTTGATCTGGACTGCTCAATTGATACAGTCAAAGATGCACGGAATGGCAGTTCTTGGACGCATTTAAACGTAAAATATCCACCAGTTAAACGTGGTAAGGGTGTTAGACATGACGTTGTTTCTGAGGAAACTAGAGAAGCACAGATTGCCAACCTTTCAAAATATCACTCAGACGCAATTAAAGCTTCCTCTGAAATGCGTAAAGGTAAGCGTGGCAGCCATGCAAAACTGTCTGAACAAGCTGTACGCGATATTTTCTTTTACCCTGAATCTCTGTTAAAAACAGCGATTAAATTTGGTATCAGCAAGAAAATGGTTCTGCTGATTAAACAGCGCAAGGCGCATACATATTTGACCCAAGGACTCTGACATGACAACCGCATACACCTCTCTTTTAGGTTTAGCTCTTCCAGTTCAAGGTGAACTTTCAGGGGTTTGGGGCGACACTGTAAACAACAGTATTACATCCCTCCTTGACTCAGCCGTTGCGGGTACTACTAACGTCAGCACTGATGCAGATGTAACACTGACCACCACCACAGGCGCAGCAAACACAGCGCGTGAAGCTATTCTGTTGTTCTCAGGTGCGCGTACAGCTCTTCGCACAATCACAGCGCCAGCCCAGTCAAAGGTTTATACGGTTATCAATGCCACCACAGGCGGCTACTCTGTTAAGTTGGTTGGTGCTGGCCCGACTACTGGCGTGACCATTGTTGCTGGTGAGTCTGCTGTTTGTGCATGGAACGGCTCTGATTTTGTAAAGGTTAGCAGCAATACTTCTTTGGGCGCTTTGACAGTCACTTCGTTGACCGATACAGGCTTGACTTCAGGCCGTGTGACATACGCCACAACAAGTGGCTTGCTGACTGACTCTGCCAACCTTTTGTACTCTGGTACTGACCTGACTGTTTATGGTGTAACAGTAGGCCGTGGTGCTGGTGCTGTGTCTTCCAATACTGTGGTGGGTAATGGTGCTTTGGTTACTAATGGCGTTGGCGCTAATGTTACCGCTATTGGTTCTGGTGCGCTTCATTTCAACACTGCAAGCGATAACACGGCAGTTGGCCTCAATACGCTTTATACCAATAGTACCGGCACTGAAAACACTTCTGTTGGTTTTGCTTCAATGTACTACAACACTACCGGCGGCTATAATACCGCGCTAGGTAGCTTGGCACTTCAAAGTAACACCACAGCATCCTACAACACCGCAGTTGGGTATCAAGCCGCTTATTCCAATACTACGGCAAGCGACAACACAGCAATGGGCTATCAATCGCTTCTGACAAATACTACAGGCGGTGACAACTCTGCTTTTGGTTTGTGGGCGTTAAGGGCAAATACTACAGGTGGAAACAACACCGCAGTTGGTTCGCAAGCACTTTATGCAAACACTTCAGCCGCAAACAATACTGCTGTAGGGTATCAATCGGCATATAGTAATACAACTGGTTCAAATGCCGCAGTGCTTGGTTATCAAGCCCTGTACTCCAATACAACAGGAACTCGCAATACTGCTATTGGTAATGCTTCAATGTATTCCAATACTTCTGCAAATGACAACACTGCTTTAGGCGCTAATTCTTTACCCGCAAATACCACGGGCGCAAACAATGTTGCCGTCGGTTCTGGCTCACTCCAATCCAACACCACAGCATCAAGCAACACTGCTGTAGGTTATCAATCTGGATATACGGGAACTACAGCGGCAAACAATACTTCTGTTGGCTACAGAGCTGCTTATTCAAATTCCACAGGCGCAGAAAATACTGCTGTAGGAAATAACGCACTTTATAACAACACAAACAATGACAACAGTGCGTTTGGTTTTAATGCTTTATATACAAACTCAAGCGGTTATTACAACACCGCAATGGGTGCGTATGCCATGTATACAAACAATGGTGTAAATAATACAGGCATAGGTGTAAATGCTCTTTATTACAATACAACAGGTGGCTCAAATACGGCATTAGGTGCGGAGGCGCTTAAAGCCAACACAACAGCATCAAGCAACACAGCTGTAGGTTACCAAGCTGGGTACAGTAATACGACTGGTTCAACTATTTCTCTGTTTGGCTATAACGCTGGTCGGTCAAACACAACTGGTTCTTTAGAAGCATTTGGTTTTTATGCTGGTTATGGAAACACCACAGGTACTGGCAATGTGGCTATGGGTAATGGCGCACTGCAAACCAATTCAACAGGTTCTAGCAATACAGCTTTAGGAGCTAATGCTCTTATTTTGAACACTACGGCATCTAACAATACTGCTGTTGGATACCAAGCGGGATATAACAATACGACTGGTACTAGCCTTGTGGCTGTTGGACAAGCGGCAATGTACAGTAATACAACTGGTGTTAACAATGTTGCAATTGGTGCTGGTGGAACACTGTACAGCAATACAACAGGTAATGGTCATATTGCAATCGGCTTTGAAGCAATGCTTTCAAATACTACAGGCAATTACAATACTGCGGTTGGATTTAGAGCGCTTCGTAGTAATACAACTGGCGTATATAACACGGCTTTGGGTTATAACGCTGGATACACCACATCAGGCACAGAAAATCTGTATCTTGGTTACTATGCAGGATACAGCGCAACTGGAAATTACAACGCATTTGTCGGCCCAGAGTCTGGTTACAACACCACTGGGGATTACAACACTTTCTTAGGTGTTAGTTCTGGCGGAGCAATTACAAGCGGCTCTAAGAATACTATTCTTGGTCGCTACAACGGCAACCAAGGTGGCCTAGACATTCGCACAGCAAACAACTACATCGTGCTGTCTGATGGTGATGGGAATCCACGTTTTTATACTGACAATACTGGTGCGGCATTTTTCAACGCTTCAGCGTATGTAAGTTTTAAAAACAATGCTTACATTCGTACTGATATAACCAACTCATTTGCAGTTCAATCTGGCTCAAGCACAACAGTCGGTTTCCAAGTCAGAACTTCTGACAACGCTACTACCAAATTGTCAATGAGTGGTTCTGGTGGAACTTCTTTGGCACTTGAAGGTGCAACACCTCAAACTGGTGTAGGCATATCATTCCCAGCAACTCAAGCGGCATCATCTGACGCAAACACGCTAGATGACTACGAGGAGGGGACTTGGACACCCTCGTTTGGTTTTGGCACTTCAGGTTCGGCTATTTATTCCGTTCAGAGTGGCTCGTATGTAAAAGTTGGAAGTTTGATTACTGTTTCTGCAATTATTGTGTTGTCCAACAGAAGCACTGCCTCTGGTTCTGTGTATGTTGACCTTCCATTTAATTGCAAAGGTTCTAGCCCTACTAATTATTGGAATATGTTTTACTCTAGCAATAATATTACGTTGAATGGTTATGACATTAGTGCACAAATTGGCGGGAACATTACAAACAGACTGAATTTTTACAATCAAGTTAACGCGGGTAGTAAAACCGCACTTGACGCTGGTCAGTTCTCAAATAGCACTGAATTAATTTTTACTTGCACATATCAAACCTCTCCATAAAGGAAACATCATGTCAACCTTCACAGAAGTCACCTACATTTCGCAATTTAACATTCAGCCAAATGGTTGCATTGGTGTACAAAAAACCACCGATGTCCTAAAGGATGATGTTGTCATCTCGTCAACTTTTTGGCGGTGCATTCTTGTGCCAAATGACCCAACAGCATCAACAGTGTTGAATGAAGCGTACTACGCAAATATCGCCACATACGCTTGGAGCCAGCCATCGCCTCAGCCGTACGACCCCAACCCACCAATCATTGGAGCTTAATCATGACTACTCAATTCACCACAACCATCGACTCGATGTACACCTTGCCCCAAGTGGAAGGCCAGACTGATGTTGTCGTTAATGCACTGTGGACAGTCACAGGCGTTGATGGCGAGTACACTGCTTCCATCGGTGGCAACACCCAGTTCACACTGGAGCAAGGCGCGTCATTCACGCCTTATGACCAACTCACACAAGCCCAAGTCATTGGCTGGATTCCTGAGTCACAGATCACAAGCGCACAGCAATGTGTACAAGGCCAGATCGATTCGCTGATTACACCCCCAGTCAGCCCATCTGCACAGCCTTTGCCTTGGGTAGCATAACGGGAAGCCACCACCCGATTTTGGTGGCGCATTAAAGGAAACATCATGGGAAAAAATGAAAAGACCCCTGTGACAATCGACGGCGTTGAGCATCAGTTTGAAGACCTGACACCCCAGCAGCAAGCTCTGCTGAATCATGTCGCAGATTTAGATCGCAAACTGGACTCAGCAAGGTTCAACGTAGATCAGCTCCAAGTAGGTCGCAACGCCTTCTTTGAGTTACTGAAGCAAGCGTTAGCCGCACAGCCCGAAGAAGCTGTGTCTGACGTCGAGCCTAAGTAAGATCTGGGGCGGTGAAAGCCCGCCCTATGCGTTTCCTTTTACTGCTGCCACTGTTATTTTTGTTGGGGGCTTCCAAGGAGCCTGAGTATCGGTGCGTCCGTTGGACATGGACAGGTGATGTTTTCAACCGCAAGGTTGTTTGCCTAGAGTGGCGGAAAGTTGAACGCAAATGATTATCGACCCGTTGACCGCGCTGGCGG